AGAGAAGATAGACCTCCTTATCAACCCAAACCACAATATCAACCCAGAGAAGATAGACCTCCTTATCAACCCAAACCACAATATCAACCCAGAGAAGATAAGCCACAATATCAACCCAGAGAAGATAAACCACAATATCAACCCAGAGAAGATAAACCTCCTTATCAACCTAAGCCACAATATCAACCTAGAGAAGATAAACCACCTTATCAACCTAAAGAAGATAAACCATCAAATTATGAAGAAAAATTTGATTCAACAAAGAAATTTGATAAAACAAACACAAATGTTCCAGAAGCTCCACCTGGTTTTATTCCATTATATGATCCAAAATTATATCCTTATAATTTAGTTCCAATGCAACAACCACCTATTAATAAAATTTATAATATTTCATTAAGTGATCCTTTAGGAAATCATTCATATATTAATAGAATTTATGAAGATGTATTACCAAGTGATAAAACTGTTTATTCTTTTTTAACACTTAGAGAAAGAGAAGTAATAAAAAAATTTCTAAGGAATAGTATACTTGATAATTACGATGGAGAAGATTTTACAATTCAAGGAAGTAAAAAATCACTTTTATCTTGGATTAAGATTTATGATATAAATCCTTATACATTAAAAAGTAATCCTTATGATGATATACCAACAGGATTTTTATTATTTAGAAGTGCATATCCAATAAGATATAATAAAGATGATAGAGTTCTTAATGCAACACCAACTTCTATAGCAATAAATATAAGAATATATCAATTATCTTTAGGAGCATATAAATGTTCATCATTAAAAGATGTAGATTGTTATAATTTTGACGTATGGAGAGATATAAAATATTATCAATGGGTTGATGAAATAATAAAAAAGAAAATTTCACCAAATTTTATAAATATGTTATTGTATGTATTTGATGCTGAATCAAAAATTGGTTTTGATAAATTAGATATTATTAAGAAACAAAAAGATCAATTAGGATTAAAAGATCAAATTAATAATAATAATAAAATAAACGATACTTATAAATTAGCATTAGAAGATATACCTGATGCTGGTTATCATATTTCAGATGGTAAAATAATAAGAAATAAAAATTATGATATGATTAAACAAAAATTTCCAAGGTCTTACACCACTATGAATGATGAAGAAATTTTAGTAATAGCTGATAGATTAAAAAGAAGTCTTACAAGTTCTACTGTTCCACCACTTGAAGTTAAAAAAAATTATATTGATTTATCAAGAGATAATAATAAAATACTTGTTGCTTTAACTGAAGCACCGAATACAAATATTATAAAATGGAATTCAAAAATATATCAATCTTATGGTTCTGTAAATAAAATGATATCAACAGGTTATCATAATCCTGATGTATGGCGTTCTATATTATTCCAATTAGTTTATTCTTGTGCTGTTTTAGAAAAAGAAGGTATATATATTGATAATTTTTGTTTGGAAAATAATGTATTCATTAAAGATGTTCAAACAGATAATTCAGGTAAAAGTTGTTGGGTATATAAAATCAATAACATAGAATATTATGTTCCAAATTACGGTTATTTATTAGTTATTGATACAAATTATGCAGATGTTAAAGATTATAAAGAATCAGATCCTCAAAGATTTAAAATATATGGTAATATTTATGATATAAATACCGGTAAAAATAATTTCAACTCTTTAGTTAAAAATGCTTTTTTTGAAATAATGAATCATTCTGGAAATAATTTTATTAAAGAAAACGGTAATGAATTAGATGATATTGTAAAAAAATTAATTGAAAATATTCATTCTTCTCTATCAATATATACAAATATAATAGATATTATACCTAAACATTTTGGTGATTTATTAAATAATAAAGTAGGTACTTTATTAACTAAATTTGAAAGAGAAAATTTTAGTATTTTTAATAAACCAACTTATGTAAATGGTAGTATAATGATAAGACAAATTAGATTTGATGAATATGAGTGGGTTTTATATAAAGGTCCTAGAGATCAAAAGAAATCTATAATTACAAAAGATAGAAGTAATGGAAATTATATAGAATCAGATGTATTCCCTTCTTCATTATTTTCATATTTTCAAAATATATTACCAGATGGAATAAATGTAATTGAAACTTATACTTATTAAATATATATTTAATAAATTAATTATAAATATTATCTATTTATAATTAATGTCAGGAACAAAAAAACTTTATCCAAAATATAATTTTGAAGAATTTCCTGTTGGATATTTTTCAGATAATAAAAAAGGACAAGCTTTGAGAAAACAATTAATAAAAAATGAACTTAAAATGTCACAGGAAGAAATAGGAGCTTTAGAAACAACTTTTTTCTCAAAAGAAAATATAGAAATTATTAATAGACAATTAATTTTAAGAGTTTATCAGAAAACTAACAAAAAATTTTTAATATGTAGACAAAAAGAAAATGATTTAATTATAGTAATGAGATATGTATTTATAGAACATTCTAGAAACTTACCTTACGATATTGAAGGACAAATTAAAAATTTAAATTGTATCGTAGTAGGAGAAATTTTACCTACTGTAATTACTAATGTTGATCAAAAAATAGGTTATTTAAGAGATATTTCTACTCAACCAGTCGGTCCACCATTACCAATTAATACTAAAAGTCTTGAAAGAACTTTACCATCAATTTCTAATATTATACTTATGCAAACTCCAATATCCGAATTACTTACTTATAATATTAAAAACGAAGAAGTTTCAAATATTCAAGGTTTCCCAGGATTACAAGGTTTTGATTATACATCAATTTAGAATAATTAAAAAATATTATTAATATTTTTTAAATATAACTTTTTATAACTTTAATTTAAATATTGGGTTTCGTTAATGTTATCTTTTTCAGAAGCATAGATGAAAACAGTGCCTCTTGATTCGGCTAAACCTCTGAAGCTTAATTCTAAGAACTTAGCATCAACTTCATTTACTGAAGTTACGGGTTCATCTCTGCGTTCACCACCACTTGCTGTTTGAGAAGTGATTGGTCCGTAAGGATCATAACAGATGTATTGTTCAGAAGCTCTTCCAGTGTTATTAGCAAGAAGTCTTACTAAAGCTGATGAACCAACAACTGTATCGGTTTCTTTACCATCTTTGATATTTAAATCAGAATATACAACAGATCTTAATTGGTATTTTTCATCTCTAATTTTAAAATCAAGATCAAAGCTTACTTTACGAGGATTTAATTTTTCAAAACCAGATATAGGGCTTGGTAATGTAGACATAGAGAATCCATTTAATTGATTATTAAATTCAATTTTAGTTGCTCTGCGATCAACATAAAATACTAATACACCACGAGACCAGATTAAAGATGTATTTCTAGGAGTTATGACACCGTTTTCAAAGAATAATTGAGATTGGGTTAAAGCTTCACCTAAGAGAACAGGGCCTTCTTCTTTATTGTATACAGGTGGTAATCTCATGTTAATCATAGGGATAGAAGTTACTAAGGGTTTTAAATTAAATGCATAAGGATTGTATGAAACAGTGTTCATGTAAAGAGGTGTTGTGGCAACTGTTGTGGGTCTGAAAGAGAAAGCTGAAAGTAATCTTTTGATGATTACACCATCGTAGCGTCCATAGATTAAGTCAGGTGTATCTTGTTTATTGAGTCTGCACATATCAACAGCTGTTACTAAATTCTTGAAAGTAGCATTGTAGTATTGACCGTTTCTTAAATGTAAAACATTGTTCCAGAGTTCTGTTTGAAGTTGGGCTCTGTTTAATAAGTCTAATAATGTTGATTTAGAATCACAAACTACATCATTAGGATCGGTTGTTAAAGAATAAAATAATTGGTAGTCAGGGCGTGAGTCTAAAGGTTCGCCATTGAATCTTGATTTAACAATACCTGCAATGTTAGAATATAAGAAGTGTTCTTCAACAACGGGGAATTTAGGTAAGAAAAGAGCAGCAACTACAGGGTGGATGTGTTCACCGATTCTGTGTAAATTTCTGTCATAACCTCCAGATAAAGCTTCAAAATCACAATCTTGGTATTGCATTGATTGAAGTAAAATTTGAGCGTGGAGTGATCTAGATGAAGCGTGGAGTTTCATTACTTCTTGTAAGTATTTCATGTCAACATCATTGAGCTTGCTACCAAAACCATGGTAATCTAATGTTACACCTCCTAAAACTTTCATTAAATTATTAGAGGGTTGGATTACATCATTACTTTTTAATCCAACTAATTCTTGTTCGTATATTCTTTGGAATTCAGCGAATTCATCATCAGATAATCCATATTTGGTTTTGTATTTGTGGGCCTTTTCTAAAAGTATGTGAAAAGGTGTTTGAGAATCGCTGTATTTATTACGGATGAGATCGGCGAATTTCTTAGCTTTCTTGCCAATGTTTCCTTGTTTTTCGATTAAAGCGTTTTGGATTCTGTCGACTAAATCGTTAGGGTATAATTTTGATAATCTTTGGAAATCTTGAGATGTTAATTTATCACCTTTACGAAGAAGTTTTTGTACTTCGTCATCTACTGAAGAGTTTTTTCTAGATTCATTTCTGTCCATATAGTATATATACTATAATAGAAATTATTTTATAAAATTAAATAATTTTTAATATTTTTAAACTTTTTTAAAGTTATTTAGACAAGAAATTATTATTTTTAATAATGGATACCTTGTGGGTCAATAAATATCGTCCAAATACACTCGATCAAATAATAGGACATAAATTACAAATAAAAAAAATTAAAGACTGGTTAAATACTTTAAAATTAAAGTCAAAAAACAATGCTATTATTGTTAGTGGTAACCATGGTATAGGCAAAACATTAACTATAAAGTTAGTTTTAGAAGAAGCAGGATATATTGTTAGAATAATTAATCCAAATGAAATTAAAGATTTCAGAAACCTCGACGATTTTGATGAATATTATAATCAAGAAAATTCAATATTATCTAAATTAAATTTTCATAAAGAAAAAAATAATAAAATAGCTTTAATTTTTGATGAAACTGAAAATATTTCATTGACATCTGAAAAAAAATATATAATGGATATATACAAAGAAAATAATAAAACAAATTCTTTTCCTTTAATTTTTATATCTAATAATCAACATTCAAAATTATTAAATGATTTAAAAAAAAACTGTGATGAAATAAGATTCTCTTCACCATCTTCAATAGAAATTACAAATTTAATAAAAAAAATATCAAAGGATGAAAAATTTATAATAAATGAAAAAGAAGACATTTATGAAAGTATAATTGATTTTTCTCAATTTGATATTAGAAGATTAATAAATATTTTACAAGAATTATCATTTCATTATAAAGAAATTAATGATATTTCTCAATTAAGTAATTTTATTGAAAAATCAAGAAAAAAAAATATAGATGTTGGTTTATATGAAGCAACAGAAAGATTATTAAATTCATATTTAGATTATGAATCTATTTTTAAATTATATGAATCTGAAAAGGTATTATTACCTTTAATGATTCACGAACATTATATTAAAAAATTATTAACTCAATCTAAACAATCTTGGCAAAGGGTAATTTATTCATTAGTAAAAACTTCTGATTCTATTTCAAGAGGTGATAATATAGAAACTAGTATATATACTGATCAAAATTGGTATTTACAAAATATTCATGGATTTTATACTTGTTTGAATACTTCATTTTGGATAAACAGATATGATTCTGCTTATAAATTAAAAGCTGACAAGATGAAATTTAGTGCAGATTTAAATAAGACATCATTAAAAAATATTAATCGTAAAAA